AACAGTAACAAGCCCCCACGTCATTTACCGTCAACTAACATATATTGCTGTAAACCCACCCGGAACACAAGCAAGGCCCTTTAGTATCTCTTCCCAGTTAAGCTTAGTGCACTGCTTTAAAGCAATTGTTAGAATGTTGATACCGATGCGCAAGAATATGATCCCGAGACCTGCTCGGAACATACCTCTGGAGTTCTTCGAGATGATCTTTGCCGTGCCAGCCAACGCCAACATCATTGCAGTTACACCAGCGACACCCTTTGCGAGAGCGTCGAGGTCCATCCGGGAAAATATGGCGACTGAGATAGACAAGAGAAGCACTGCGCCAGCCATAAGAATAAGGGTCTGCGCTAGGATCGCAAGCTGCATAGCCCCCTTCGGTCCGGTGGACAGCTTTGTGAGGATTGTGAGGCTTGCGATGAGCTGTCCAAAGCCAACCGCCATGGCCGTTAAAGCCTTAGTCAACTTACGCGAGTCGATCATGGAAAGGACAAGCACCGAAGCGGTGAGAAGCCCGATAGCCGCGGCAATCCGGAACAAAGCGTCAGCCTTGATCTGAGACTGCATGGCCGTAAGTGTCCCGGTGAGCCCGTCAAGGCTACCCTTAACACTATCAAATAAGCCCTCACCACCGACAAACATGTTCTTGAAGCCGTCAAGGAACTTCTTGATGACAATCACAAACCCGGCCAATATACCAAGGTTCAGCGCATCAACGGCCTTGTCGTACTCCGCGTTCTTGAACGAGTCAACGATCTTCCCGGGGATCTGCATGATGGAGTCTTTTACATCACCAGCAAACTCCACGATCTTCTGGCGGATCTTGTCGGTGTTCTTCCAGATCCACTTGAACCCGTCAAGGAGTTTCTTCGCGCCCGTGGCTACGAACCCGAACCTAGAACCGAGCTTCTTCATTGCGCCGGACAATTCCTCCGGGGCTTTGTTTCCACGAATGATGTCGAAGAACGCAGATATCTTCTTTGAAATGTTTGCGAAGAAGTCGGCAATACCTCCACTGTCGACCAGCTTTTCCTTGAGGCTGACAAGGTAGAACCCAAGGTCAGACAAATATCCGAGAGCTCCACCCTTACCGTCATCAAAGCCAGCAAGCTCCTTGAACAGAGTCTTGAATACGCCGCCAATACCCATGATGATCTCAATGCCGATTCGAAGCACCGAGAAGACACCAAGAAATACGCGGCGAATGGCCTGTAGTGTTGGCTCGCTAAGGGTCAGATTCGCTGTGAAGTCGCGAAGCCTTTCGGTGAGCTCAAAGAGTCGGTCCGACGTCATAGGCGGGAATATGTTCTGGAATGCTTCCTTAACGACGTTGAAGATCTTGGACATTGCTCTGAAGGCATTTGTGATCGACTCAATCAGTACCTTGCGCCCACCCAGTTTGTTCCAACCCTCGAGAAGAGAGTTACGTGCATCTGCTGAACGGTTAGCAACGCCACTAATAACGTCATTGAACTGCGTGAACATTTTCTTAGCCTGCTTGAAGTCACCAAACACAAGCTTGAATGACTTTGACCAACCGGAGCCGATCGTTTCCTTAACCGTGCTAAGAAGCTGTGTGAGCGTCTTAACTTCGGTTGCCGAAGCCTTACCAAGCGCTCCGAGTCGCATGACTTCTTTGGCCTGCTTCTCAGAATATCCGAGAGCCATAACCTGCGCCTTGGTGAGGTCGCCGGTAAAGCCCTGAAGCGTGGTTGTAAGAACCTCTCCTGTAAGCCAACCGTCTTGGAGTGTTTCGCGGAACTTATTGCCCGCCTTTTCCCACTCTTCGAAAGTCTGCCCCATCGGGACATCCTTGATCGTGCCAAGCGCTTTACCCGTCTCGAACAGGGCTGTCTTGAAGACCTCACCGCCCATACCAGCGTTTGTCACCGAGTTCCAGTCCATAAGCTTGACTGTACCGGTGGCAATAGCCTGGGAAAGCTGATACATGGCGGTTGACGCCTGCATCGAGTTTGACCCAGATATAGCGGCAAGGTTAGCGATGCCCTTAATTGCGTTGGTTGAGGTGTCGAGGTCAACGCCCGCGGCGGTGAAGGTACCGATGTTCCGAGCCATCTCCGAGAAGTTGTAGATGGTCTGGTCGGAATATGCATTAAGGGTCTCAAGAGCACCATTGACGTCCTTGAGAGTTGATCCCTTTGACGCCGTGTTGGCAAGGATCGTTTGAATCGAGTTCATGTTAGTTTCGTACTCGCGGAAACCATCCATTACGGGCGCCACGGTAAGCGCCTTTGTGATCTGGATACCCGCACTGATTGCCCGTGTAACTACGTTGTTGATTACGGAAAGAGCAACCGCTCCCATCAGGGAGAATTTACTGTTGATCTGGTCGATCGCAGTCGCCATACCGTTAAGGTGGAAATTGTTGGCAGACTTACCAACGTCGGCAATGGCGGTCTTAGACTTTGTGAAATCCATGCTGGTTTTTAACTTAGCAAGAATTCCAATGGTTTGCATGACTTTACTTTGGAATGCTGAGTTGTCGAACTTCATAGCGACAACGCGATCGTCTACACTAGACATTAGTCACCCCCTTCCAAACTTGCTCTGCGATGAAGTCAAATAACGGTCGAATTGCCGGGTTGATGAAATCTCTACCTTCAACCCAGCCCCCGGTGCCGGTTCCATGGCCATACTGAATAAGAATCACAACAGGTACATCTCCAGCCATGTGGGTGTTGTTCCACGTGATTGTGTGCTTTCCCCTAGAGTGTTCCACCTTGTATGTCCAGGAACCGGCAGAGATACCGGAGTCTACTGGGGTATTGTTCTCAAGAGCGTCAACGCCCATCTGACCGAATCGGTCCAGGGTTCGGAAGACCTCTTGTTTTTCCATTGCTGCTAGCCACTTCTCAGTATTGTCAAAGGAGCCTGATCCTTCAAACACTATCATTTTGACTCCTTTGGGGTAAAGTCTAGACGCCAACCATGAGTGAGCCCTTAAGCTCCATACGATCCGCCACGGTCATGACGCCGGGGTACACACCTTCGGCGAAGAACCGCGCATGTTGGTTTGCTCCACCGTTTGGTGTCTTACCAATTGTGAACGGGTGCGGAGTTCCCATGGCTCCGACGGACGTAATGTCCGCGGTGGCTGAAACCACGTCGTCAATGCTGACGCTGAGCTTTTGTGTGGTTCGATCAACAACAAGAGCCAAAAGAACGGGCGTTCTTGGAAGCGTCGCGGTAGTAATCACTTCTCTGACATCGGGGCCGTCATCAACAGCGCCAAGAACAGTAAGCGTTGTGCCATAAGCGGCAAGATCAAGCCCCACAAACGCATTGTCAATCAGCTCTCGTTTAGACATAAAACGTCCATAGTTGGTCGGAGTTCCACAGAACTCAACAAGTGCCCACATTGTGAATGAATCGGTTGGGCCAAAGTTAAGCGGGTTTGGATCTCGGACAACACATCCACCATTGAGCGTCCACACTTTTCCGGCGGTGTCATAAACAACACTAGTGTTTGCGGCGATGGCCTTAGCCTGGAAGTTGGCTACAATTGCGCCAGCAATACCATTACGAACAATGACCTGCTTTACTCGTCCAATCCAACGCTGCAATGTTCCCGAATCAAGAGAACCGATCTCCATTTGAGCAGTACTCGGGTAGATTGAGTACAACGTGTGTGTTAGGTTTGTGCCAACTTGTGTCCACGCGCCAGGCTCATTAGCATCATCATCTGCCTTGAAGAACTGCACTCGACGATCACTAGCGCGGTAAGTTGCTTTAACCCAACCATCCGTATCGTGCGGAAAGTTTACAACAGCTGAAGAACCAAGCGCAGTTGAGTTTGTGCCATCAGCAGAAAGCGTCAAATCGAGGTTACCAGCAGTGCCAACACGAAGCATATAAGACCGGATACCAGACGTCGCCCACTTGGACACAATAACCGCGATTGCCAACGGTGTCCAGTAGTCAGCAGACACCCTTGCTACAATCTCCAGGTCGCGGAAACGCTCGATTCTAGCTCCACCATTGACGGTAACGGTTGCTTGGTTTGTTGACTGTTCGACAAACGTTGTTGCGCCAACAACATGTTTGGTGAAATCGGCGTCGAATACGACAGCATTTGCACTGTTACGAATGATTACTCGGTAGATGCGACCGGTTGCTGGGACAGATACTCCAGAAGCAGAATATGCGCCAATAGAAAGTTGCGTTGCGCTAATCGTTCGAATACCGACGGAGGCTCCGGTGGTTGTGATGAGTGTCCAGGAGGTTGGTTCAAATTCTGCGTCAGCAGCGTAATAGAAAGAGACCGCTCCCGTTGTCGTATTGTGTGTCACCTTAACCCAGTATGTTGTTCCATCAGTAAGTGCAAATGTTGCCGACGCAATACCCGCTGCGTACACATTACTGTCGTGGTACCAGAATTTTCCGCCAGTGTAATATAACACATAATCGGCGGCGCCACTAGCCCATTTACCAACCAGGGTTCCCGATCCAGTCGCCCAGTTTCCCTGATGCCTTGCTACCAACTCAATGTTGTCCGTGATTTGAAGAGCCGGCATTGACGGCGAGGTGTAATATGCTCCGGCCAGCCCAGGAAGGAATCCGTGTGTTGTCCCGTCGATGATCTTGGCAAGTGGACCGGTAACAGTGCATGTTCCACCGGCTGTTGCTGTGAAGGAGGTCGCGCCAACCGTCTGAAGCGTGAAGTCCACGTCTGCTACGGTGGTTCCACCAATGCCGTTACGTATGATGAAACGGTAGAACCTACCTGGGAAGTTTGGTGTCAGTGATTGAGCTCCTCCAATATACACATTCGCTGTTCCCGCAAAGATGGATGTCGCTCCGCCGCCAGCGGCTGGTGCAGTTAATTGCGTCCATGACGATGGCTCGGTCGCTTGATCCGCAGCATAGTAGAAGCGAGCCTGTGATCCGCCTGCTCCGTTGTCCACGTCAAAGGTTATTTTAACCCAGTAGGTTGTATTGTCTGTGAATGGAGATGCAGCAGCAGCGGTTGCGGTTATCCCATTCGAACCAGTAGTCGACCAGTTAAGTCTTAAATTTCCACCAGTAGTTAATTCCAACAACCACGAACATTGTGCCGTATTCCATTTACCAGCAATAAATCGATTTGTTGTCGATGGCGTCCAGTCATCCGCCGAAATACGAAATACAAATTCAATATCACCGGTGATGTTTAGCGGGGCAGCGTTTGGAATTGACGCGTAATGCCCAATTCGTCCCGGAAGACTTAAGTACTTAGTGCCTTCAGTGCCAAGGATGTCAAGATCGGTAGCATCCGGTGTTGAAATATAGTCATTAACACCGTCGAGACGAACATACGCGCCAAGTGGATCGGAAGGAACCTCACCGTAGTCGCTAGTACCATTTAACAAACGAGAAGGTCGACCGGGCCAAATAACTTCGCAGTGGTAAACGGCAGAGGCCGAATGCCAGATTGTGAGTGGCGGTCCGATGATTGAAGAAATGGTGGTTGCGTTACCATCCATGATGCTTGTACCGCTCCAACGATGGCGAACAAGCCCGGACACTTCATCGGAGCCAGCGTACATGCGGCCCTTAAATGTACCAAGACCACTCGTGTTTGTGCCGTATGTAGACACAGATGAGGACGTAAGTAACGGGGTTGTTCCAGCATTTGACCCAGTTACTGTAGATAGTGGAATCCAGACAACCTCGTTCTCATCCATAGTGTTGTCAAACGAATACCAGTACTGGCAAGAAGCGGTGGCAACAGTTACTTTTCCGCGAAGCCAGATTTTTTCATTCAAATCAAGGCCTGGAATAACGCTAGTTGAAAGACCATAACCAATCGCTGCCAAAGACGTGTTTAACACCTGAATAAACAGTTTTTTGGCAGAGTCCATACCAAACGTGAAGTGTGTTGACTCAGATCCAGACAAATAATTATTCGCTTGGAATTCATCGAATGCCACACGGACCGTTGACTGCCAAGAACTAAGCACCGTCTGATTTGCTGTATGTTGAGCTTGAATATACTCTCCGGTTACAGCGGGGAAATAGACACATCGGTTTGTATCATCTTCTAAACGACGCGTTCCAGTCCACTGAATATTTGCTGCCCAACCAAGTGTTCCTAGATTATATGTGGGTCCAGTACCAATCCCGCTTGGCTTACGCTCATCATAGGCAACAATATTGCGAGACAACCACCAATCAGAGAGACGCCAGGTGCCAACAATATCGAGAAGCTCGATCATAGTCGGAAGTCTTGGCGCTTCTGTTGCGGTTCCGTACAGAATATCTTCGAGGTCACCAAGAAGCCGCGGGTCTGTCTTCCTAGAATCAAAGATGACATAGGCGGTAGGATATGCGTTAGTCACTTCCTCAGCAAGACCTGTTACCACCCACGTAAATTCAAATGGGTCCGTATTTGCTGAAAGCGACTTGTAGGTAACTGCCCCTGGTGTGGCTGAAAGGTTATAACAAAGATGCAGCTTGTAGCCATATCCGGTTCCATCTTCGTCATTACCAACGAAAGAGCGATACGACAATCCAAATCGCTTAGTACCCTGACCTGTGAGATAGAACCCTGGGGTTACCGAATCCTCAACAACTCCCTGGTAAGGGAGAAACTCATCCGGGTATGTATACGCCTTGACTGTGGCAGAATATCCGTCCCTACTTGAGTGATCGGCATAGTTGATTCCGTCAAAGAAAAGCGGATCGTGGCGCCCAGAACTTGGGGACTGCTCGACAGAAGTTAAACCATTCCAGGCAACTCCGGAGCCATCTTCCAAATATAGTACACCACGGTCAATACCAGTTTCATAAGTCTTTTCAGTAACCTGGTCCCAAAGTAACTTTGTCATTTCATCTCCTATCCGCTAGTCCCCAACGCTTGCTTACGCCGTTCGTTGAGCTCATGGTTTCTTCGTGCCAACTCGTTGGCGGACATCTTCTTGGGCGGGGCATTCTTGATGCTGGCGATGCGAATCAACGCAAATAACCGATTAAGATGCCACGTCTCACACTCGAATGGGATGTGGAATGCAGAGAGCCAATAGTAGATTAGCTCTGCTGTGATTGTCTCTCCTTTTCCACTAGACTTTTGCTGGTCGTAGAACATTGTCGCAGACCGCGGAGAGTTCATGTACTCATTGATCTCTTCATAGTGTGCTCGAGTGAGGCGACCTAAAAAAGAAACCGGTGCTTGGTCCGCTAGGACCATTAGTTCGATGTAGCGAAGAACTTCTGCGTCCGTTTTCTCGGTAGAAGACAAGAACGGTTTACAGAATTCTGACTCCCATTTTGACAAGGAGAGAAGAGAATGCTCAAGGTGCACTACATCGGTGGGTGTGTTGACAAACACTTCACGAACTTCGTCAAAGAACTCTTGCCCAGGGATTGTGATAGTCAACATAGAACTCCTTTAGCACCGAAAGGGAGCGAGAAAGGCTTTAATCTCTCTCGCCCCCGTATCAGTGTACGTCTATCAGGCCGTACGCACGAACGACCAATCGTCGTCCGAGTTGGTGGCAAACTTGTAAGTGCCGTTGGTCGGAGCCGCCCGAATGATGAGCGATGCGCCTGCGCCACCAGCGATGGTGACGGTACCGGTAACAACTGCGTTGGTATCCGCGCGGCGGTAGGTGACGCCCGTGACGGTCGGGATGGTGATAACACCCGTGGCCGAAACGAAGGTCGGAGCCGTCGGAGTCACAGAGGTCTGTGCACCGGCAAACATGGCGATGACCTCGTCGGGGAGCGGAAGCCTCGGGCTGGTACCAGCAGTACCATACAGAGCATCTTCCAGAGCCGTGAGGTTTGCCAGCAGAACCTTAGTCGAATCAACAACCAAGAGAGCGGTGGGCTTGTAGCCGGTGACAGGCACCGGAGTGGTCGTGAACTCCCACGAGAACGTCATCGCATCGGGCGAATCGTTCTGCGTCGCATAAGCCTTCTCGGTCGGAGCGGCAAGTGCGCCCCAGATAAGATGCAGCTTATAGCCGAAGTCGGTTGCGTCGACGTCATTGCCCAGACGCGTACGGTATGCCAGACCGAACGTCTTTCGCGGCTGCTGCGCAATCTGCACACCAGTCTGCGCGTTCCGGGTACCGTCGCACTGACCAAACTCGGTCGGGAAGGTGTACGCTTCGATAGTGCCGCCGACCTCTTCCACCGAAAGGAGGTTAAGGTACTTGGCATTGTTCGCGTACATAGGAGTGGCTTCTGCGCCACTGGGTGACTCGGTGACGGCGGTAAGGCCGTTCCAAGCATAACCAATGTCGTAGACGCCGCCGGTGGGGATGTAAAGGACGCCCTTGTCAATGCCCGTCTCATAAAGACGCTGCGCTGTCTGGTCCCAAGCAAGGATTGCCATTGATGTTTCTCCTTAGAAGAAAATTTGATACACGATGTGGTTTAGATTGTCTGAGCGAAATGCCCGGTTGAACGAACACATCGGAAGCTGAGAAACTGCCTCTGCTATGGCACTATCTGGATTTGGATCAATTACAGTAACTAAATATCGTTTGTATCTAGAGTACTGTTTGTCGCCAGCATGAAACACTTTCTCAGAATCTTGGACGTAGACGATGCACGGATAGGCCATCTGAAGATTCGAGGACGGTTGAAAATATACATGATTCGCCCCGAGGAGGTCAACAAACTTAGCCTGTAAATCAAGGCGTTGGCCCATTGTAAACTCCCCCCATGTTCAGAATGAGACGGGGGCGCTGAACTTCGACACTTGTCACGGTCCAGCGCCTCCCATCCCATTCAACATATCGAATATTAAGGTGATTCTCGATGGCTTCAGCGTCAGCTAGGATACTAATGGAGTTCCCAAGCGAAATATCGCCGGTGAGACTATTCTCACTAGGGCTCAGGTTACTAGAATTCCGGATCACGTTGCCGAAATATGAATACTCCGTGATCTGGTCAACATAGACACCCGAGCCAGGCGGCACTTCCGCGGATTCTCCGTACCCAATCTTACCGTAGAACCTGGCCATCTGAATTCCTTACTCTCAGGCGTCGCGCGTGAAGGTCCACTCGTCGTCATCGCTCGAGGCGAAGTAGTAACCCGGGGCAGGCGTCGCGCGGACGGTGATGGACATACCAGCAGCGATTCCCGCGTACGGCGAACCGGCAGCGTTAACCACAGTGCTGGGCAGACGCGTGTAGACGACACCGGTCTGGTTGACAATGGTCAGGACACCGGTTTCATTAACGAACGACGGAGCTGCCGGGACGACCAGGACGTCGGTGCTGGCGACCTGCTTGACCACGATGGCGGCCTTGAGCTTGACCAGTGCGCCAGAAACGCGGGTCTCGATCAAGTACTTCATCTTGTTGTAGTCGATGTCGAAGTCATCAAAGAGGTTAACCTCTCCACCCTTGTCTGCACCAAGAACATAGTCGGCCATGTTGACGAGGACCGCGATGGTCTCGGGATCCTCTTCCATGACTTCGACCGGGATGATGGCCGAAACGCGCAGATCAGCAGCAACCTCATCAAGGTTCTTGTAAATCCGACGGCCGGTGGTGTCCTTGAGGAGCAGGAATCGAGCGATCCAGGTCTCCGTGGTGAACATCGTCGGCTGGCCGGTGCCCTTGTACTTGCTGCGATTCATGATGATCGCCTCGATGACCTCATTGGCCGAAGAGTTGGCATCCGTCACGTTGACGTTGAGCGTCGTGGTGTAGAGCTCGTGGTCCTTGGCGATCGGGCGAATGTTGCCCTCATTGATCTTGTCTTCGCTCGAGATATCGCGACCGTCACCGATCAGGACCGCGCGAGCGAGCTCCTCGTCGAGCATGAGACGCATCTCACCCTTGAGCCAGGCCACCACGTCGAAGTCCGTGATGTCGATCATGTCGTCACGATCGAGAGCCTGCTTCTTATAGATGGTCTGCGGGGTCGTGACTCGCTTGGAGACACTGAAGAACTCTTCGCGCTTCAGGTTGCCGGTGATGTAACCACGGGCACGTGCGTCGTCCATGGTGATATCGGCCGACAGGGTCTTGATCCGCGAGAACGGGCTCTTGCGAGCTGCCTGCAGAACCGTGTCAACCCACGCAGTACGGCGCTTGAGCCACTCGGGGACGGCGTCGACGGCCTGAGCATCGGGGAAGAGCATATCGATGTCGGTGATTCCGTGCTGGAAGACGAAATCGTCAACGGCGCGCTTGAGCGAACCACCAGAAACGGCGCTGGCCACGATCGACTTCATGTCGTCATGGGTAATGGTGTAACCCTTGTTGGCGGTCGAACCGTCTTCGAAAACGTTGTGACCCATTGTGTTGTTCCCTTCGTTAAGTGCGTCCTGCTGGACAGAATTGCCGGTGGCGTCTTCGAGAGCTGCGCCAATCATGAAATGGACAACGTCCTTCTGGACGTCAGTGAGCGAGTCGTACACATCCTGGATGGTAGCGTCTGCGCCAAGGTTTGCTCCGGGCATGTTTGTATCCTTGTGTTCGATGGTCTCTTGTTCATCATCGTCATCATCGTCAACCAGGTCCGCGTCGTCCCAAATATCGACGAGATCTCCGGTATGAATGATGAACTGGTCTTCTGTCTCGTATTCGGTACCATCGGAATGTCGAATCGTGACGGCGTCAATGGTCGCACCGGGGTTTGCCCCAGCAAGAACCAAAGAAACTTCACGAATGACACCATGAATAACCAGGCCCGCTCGCTGCATGACGTTGTTGGCAAAGATAGAAAGGGAATTGAAGTCCCCGTGCTCGAGAGCACCATGAACATGTTCTGCCTTGGCCGTTTTGTTGAAGAAACCGTAGGCGTATACGCCGTCCTTACGATTCTCGAGAATTGCATGACCCAGCACGTTTTCGGGATTATCGTGCCCATGCATCCAGACTAAAGGAACTCGGACCTTGTCCTGGTGCTTGAAAGCATCCTCGGCAATAGTCAGTCCGTCAGAACACTTCAGCCCAACCTTTGTTGCGTAACCGCTGAAATCAGCTTTCATTTTGACGCTCCTGTTTAATTACGTAATCCACCCGTTTCGAACTTGGGTGGGATTGGGGTTTGGTTCACTTCATTTGCCATCTTGGCAGCAGCCTCTTCTCTGGCTTTAGCAACAGCAGCAGTAATCTTCTCACGAGCGTCTTTGATCTTTGCTTTAACGTCGGCAATCTCTTGCTGAAGTGTTGCAACATCTTTGTTCTTCTCGTAATACTCTTTAGCCGCTTTTGCAGCCTCGCGTTTCTGCTTGGCAGTCTTGTCCTCTTCGGCGGAAGTGGTATCTTTTGCCTTGTCTTTTGCCGTGTCGTCGGCTTTTGCTGGTTGATCTACGCCGCTGCGATCTTTTGCTTCTTTAACCAGCGAGGCGAGAAGTTCCTTCAACTTTTCTAATCTAGCTCGAAGCTTCTCGGTTCTTTCTTTTGTAACGGATTCCACCGTTGGTTGTGGCGCCGATGGTTTTGGCGGGGTACTTACGTTCGGGGCCTTCCCGTTGGGCGTAGACGTGTTGTCCACCGACCCTGTATTACGACCCTTCAGTTTGCGCGTTCGGAGATAGTATTCGTGCGCTTTAACCGGATCGTATGTACCGGCATGACTTACAAAAGTTTCCACTTACGCCTCCAATCCCGCAAACACCTCATCTAAAGTACTATCAATCGAGTCAAATGCTGAATTGACAATGTCTGCACCTTGCGTGGCGTCGGAAGTTTGCGGTACTGGCTGAGGCATGTTGCTGTTGACGAGCTGATCCGCTTTGGGATCCTTAGACGGCGGGATTCCGAGATAGCTTCGAATTTCGTTTGAGGTCATAATCTCATTACGAGTAAACTTGTCCGCAATCTCCGCGACGTTTGCGAGAGGAACCAACTTGAATGGATCCCGGAAATATGCAATCCGTTCGCCTTCCATGAACCGGATGAGCCCAACAAACGCGTTGGCCATGGCTTCAACAATTGCATCAAGAATGGGTTCTATGGTGCGATTGTTATAGTTAATCATGGCCTCTTCCCCGGCGGTGCCATTCATGACTTCTTCCGTGATGCCGAGTTGGCCATACAGCATTGTCTGCAAATATGTAACCTGGGCCAGAAGGTTGTTTTCGGCGGGGCGATTCAGCTGCGTTACCTTTTCGGTGCCGTCGGTGTATGCAATACCATACTTGCTACCGTTAAGTTGAGACTCAATCTCAGCGCGTCGTTGGTCGGCCTGCTCTCGTCGAGCCTGCGTCTTGATCACGTAAGGTAACTGGATGATTAGGTCCAGTTTACCAGAACCAGACTGTTCATCTACTGCGTCAAGAAGATGAAGCTTCTGAATAAGACGCTGCAATGTCGAGTTTGGCTCGTTCATTACGCCGTAAAGAGGGTTTTCGACGATGGCGACAAAGCGCTTTTCGAGAAGAACCTCCTGCCGAGTTGCGGTGGCCTCGTTATAGAGACTCACCTTAACGTGCTTGGGATACCAAGTAACAATCTCACCGACTCGAAGTGAAAGAATATCAAAGTCTGCGTTCTTACTTGGATCGGCTGTGGTCTGAACCGGAACAATAGCGGCTACGCCCTTGTCGCATAGCGTCGTCACAATATCCCGACGGAATGATCGAGGACGCTGGTCAATGTTCGGATCAAACCTTAGTCTGGCGTTGAGCGCGCTATCTACATCGTCTACATAGCGCTCTTGTTCGTCAACGCGTACGTGTCGAATGGGCACGCCAGAAACATCGATTGCGATTCGTGTGTAGATCGATGAAACGATAGACCGTTCGTTCAAATATCGAGGTCTATACCGTGAAACATCGGTGCTAGAGCTGGGGCCTGCGGAATAGGAACGCTGCATGGCGGAGGTTCTCGGCGCACCTTCGAGACCGGCAAAGGCGTCCCAGGCTTTCCTTAATCTAGATGCAATCGGCAAATAACTCACCTCCTTTCGCTTGGGTACAACGTACCAGTACTAGTGATTTGCGTCCCAAACCACTTCTTTGTATATCAGAGCGTTAAGCGCCATGATGGGGATTCCAACTATAGCGCCTGTTACAAGAAAGGTTTTTCCTGCTCGCTTAATCGCTTTGTTATTAAGTTGCGGTGTTGACGCTCGAACAGTACTTTTAGCAAAATCGGCGCCCTTTTTTGTCATCTCCGTTGGGT